CGGGAGCGGGCGAGCGGGAGCGGGCGAGCGGGCGCAGGCGAACGGGCGAGCGGGCGAGCGGGAGCGGGCGAGCGGGAGCGGGCGAGCGGGCGCAGGCGAACGGGCGAGCGGGCGAGCGGGAGCGGGCGAGCGGGAGCGGGCGCACATATGCGCGAACATACGCACGCGAACATACGCACGCGAACATACGCACGCGAACATGGGCGCGGGCGGGCGCGTAAACATGGGCGCGGGCGGGCGCGTAAACACGCGAGGAGCGTGAAACATGGGGGCAATGTTCCACGAGGCAAAAGTTCCACGTGGAACCCAGGTAACACGACGGCGGCGTGAAACATGGCGTGAAACATGGAGGCAAGGCTCAGGTGCAAGGGGGTAGGGGGTTGAGAATGAAAATAGGGAAACGGCAACAATCATTTTTCCAACACTTTTTTAGGTCTGACGATTTCGGCACCATAGCCTAGCTCTAGGGGAAAAGGGTTTTTGTTTTCCGTCACCGTAGCCTGGTCGTAGATAGAAGGAATAAGAGTTTTTGATCGCGGTAGGTGGGGGGTATATTTTTCGGAAGTATATGCGTCTTTCGACTTATTCACATTTGTTATTTTTTCTTGTTTTTAAAAAGGTTCCGGAAGTCGGAATATTCCACGGAATGTGAAATGTGCTTTCCTCGGCTTGACAGACGGCTTTCGGTGTGTTATAATGGTCCCATGAAAGCCATAAAGCAGGTCGCAAAATTCAGGCCAGAGCATCTGGATTCTGAAATTCTTAGGCAGCGGGAAGCGATTTTGGATTACAAATTATATACGCATCCTGTTGTTGTGGCCCAGCGCATCGAAGTGGAGTATTTGAAAAAATGCAAGAGATTCCCGAAAATTTTTTTGAAGTCGACATTGATTCTGTAGATGAATCAGAATTTCGGGACATGCATCCTGCGGACCGGGCGTTTGCTGTTCGGTATGTAAGCAACGGGTACAACCACAGGGAAGCTGCTCTGGATATAGGCATAAATCCAAGCCTAGGGGCGCGAGTTAAACGCAAACCAATAGTCCGCAGGTATATCGCCGCCCTGCAAAAACAGCTATACGTAGAGTCTATTGTTACCAAAGATGTTCTGGACTCAATGCTGGACCGGTTGGAAGATATTGCATTTGGGGAAGAAGAAATTCCAATCGTATTGTCAGACGGTACCCAAATATTTGGCAGGAAATTTAACCCATCTCTGATCATGGAAGTGTACAAAGAACGGGCCAAATTGCATGATATTTCCAAGGAGAATGAAGGGGATAAAGTTATCCACATTGAAGTGGTATAACTGTTAATCATGGCGGTCGAAAGCCCATATAAATTAAGTAAGGCCCAATTTCATATATTCTTTGGGTCCGAGATTGAGGGAAGATTTCGAATGTTCCCCAAAGGAAGACGGTTAGGGGCAACACGTGGAGCGGCGGTTGCCTTTACTAAATGGATGGGGGCAGGATACCCTTGTTTATGGGGGGACACTATCAATAGCAACATCGACCGGTACGTCGAACGCTATTTCGAACCGTTCCTTAAACACCATAACATAAAATACGACTGGAACAGTCGGAAAAAATTATTAAGAGTTGGTAATGGATATACTGACTTTCGTAGTGCGGACAGACCGGAAAACTGGGAAGGGTTTGGCTACAAGAAAATATTCTTGAATGAAGCCGGGATCATTCTAAATGATGAATACCTATACCAGAATGCCGTATTACCAATGATGATGGACTTCCCGGACAGTCAATTAATTGCTGCCGGAACTCCAAAATTGTTGAGTGGCGTAGGGAAAAACTTTTATGAACTGTGCCAAAAAGCTGTAAATAAAGAACCTGGATATTACACCAGGACTTTTACGACGTACGACAACCCATTTTTGGAACGTGAACAAATACACGCCCTGGAAATGGAAATACCAGCCAGGGAACGCCAGCAAGAAATTTACGGGGTTTTCGTATTAAAAGGCGGTGCGGTAGTACAAATCGGATGGTTCAGAAGATATTCCAAACTTCCGGATGGAAAACCGGACCAGATCGTACACAGTTGGGATACTGCAAGTAAAGGGAAAGAATTAAGTGACCCGTCTGTTAAAACGACTTGGCACGTGTATGGAGAAAATTACTATTTGGTACACGTCCATAAGGAAATAATGAGTTATCCCGCCTTGCGAAGAACGGCAATGAATTACATAATTAACGATAAGCCCGATGTCGTTTTAATAGAAGATAAATCGAGCGGACAATCGTTAATAGAAGATCTTGAAGAAGACCGGCCCGATGCTGACATTGTTGCAATCGAGCCCGAAAGAGATAAAATCTCTAGAATGAGCACTGCATCATTGGAAATTGAAAGAGGCCATGTGTGGCTGCCGGAACAAGCTCCTTGGTTGTTGGACTATGAAGCTGAAATAAAACAATTTCCAGATAGCACATTCGACGATCAAGTCGATAGCACATCCCAGTTTTTGAACTGGAAGCGGAAACCAAAGCCATTCCTGTTGGGAAGATAATGGAAAAACGAAGCTTAGCATCATCTATTGCACATTCACTGATAAGTAATTTACCGCACCCAGAGTGGACCGAATGGAGCACTAGAAAATCAGTCAGAGAGGGCTATAAAAAGTCCGGCTGGGTTCATCGTGCTATTTACGTTATTTCAAGCCATTTTGCCTCTGTTCCTTGGTCTGTAGAAGATGCCAAGAGTGGCGAAAAAATACCACAACATCACTTGTCACGGTTGTTGGCAAGACCCAACCCTGGAACAAATTCCCGCGAATTAACTACTTTAGTATCTAGCTGGCAGCAATTATCCGGGGAATCATACTTACATAAGGTCAAAGTAGGGAATCAAACTAGGGAAATTTGGCCAATCTCACCAGATAGAATAGCCCCAATCCCCGGTCTGATGAATCACATTATCGGCGGGTATGAGGTAATTGACGAAAAGAACAAAAAAATAAAGTCAAATAAATTTACTCCAGAAACCGTGATTTCAATTAGATTGGTAGACCCAGCCAATCCACATCGTGGAATCAGTCCCCTGCAGGTAGCTGCGAGAGCAGTTGATACTGATACCGAGCAAACCGACTGGAACAAGTCAGCAATGCAAAATCGAGCGGTTCTCGATGGTGTGTTCCTGTTCGACCGCGAGATTAAAGAAAGAGAATATGATTCAGTCCTGCAAAGGGTTAAGGAAATGTTCTCTGGATCGAACAACGCCCGCAACCCCGGAGTGCTTGGTTCATCTGCAAAATACCAACGTATGGGTCTGACCCCAGCGGAAATGGATTTTATTGTATCCCGTAGGTTTAACCGCGAGGAGATTTTCATTATTTTCGGGGTTCCGCCACAGTTGGCGGGGATTCAAGACGCGTCTACATACAACAATTACTCTACCTCAATGCGGATATTCTGGGAATTGACCATGATACCGTTATTGGAGAACATGAAAGCTGCACTAAACGACTCATTTGCGGACGAATTGTCAGACGGTCTCGTCATAAATTACGATGTTTCTTGGGTTCCGGCTCTTAAACAAACAAAACGGGAAAAGGCCGAAATTTCGCAGATTTACTATAATATGGGGGTTCCAGTAAACGTGCTGAACGAAATGTTCGCTCTTGGGATTCCTGAATACACTGGCTGGGATCGATCTTCAAACGATATCAGGTTAGCAATGCGCCAAGCCGAACCAAACACGGCTGGAATCGGAAATACCGATGAAGGGACGCAAATGACCAACACCAGAAACGTCGATATCTCTAAAGTATCTGAAGTAATTCACGAAAGAATGGAAGGGATTAAAAATAGCATAGAAGCAGCAAAAACAGAGGAAAACGTATTAAGAGCTGTTATAATAGGCTTTAAAGCTATTGACGATGAATTAAGAGAATCATTAGGATACGACGTTTATAAAAAAGTTTCCCCCGAAATAACCTCATTTTCAGAAAACCGAATCAACGAGATTCGTGGGTTAATTAATGAAATGAGGCAAGAAAAATACAAATTTTCTTTCGTAAAATCATATGTTAATGATGTTGGCTTATTCTCCGAGGGAGAAGCGGCCTCATTTGTAAATCTAGTAATGTCGGTCGCTGATCGGCCCAATTAACAAGGGTATTGCCATGTCATCATCCAAAAATAGAGCAAATATCGAAGTAAGGTCAGCTTCCGACAAATCAGAAGTCAGAAGCATTGGAGAGGTTCGTAGTATAGACGAAAACGGCCAGTTTGAGGGATACATTGTGACGTGGGATCACGTTGACGATTATAATACCCTATTCAAACGCGGTGCTTTTAAGAAAACCATTCAAGAGCGTGGCGGGAAAATCAAAGTGTTATACGACCATGAACATTTGATTGGTTCCAGCACTGAAATCCGGGAAGATGACACCGGGGTGTTTGTTCGCGGTAAATTAAATTTGGCCGTTGAAAAAGCCAAAGATGTTTATGAGTTTATGAAGGACGGAACAATCGATGGATTATCCTTTGGGTTCAGAACAATCAAAGATAAATGGGAAAACGGGGTTCGTAATATTACGGAAGTTAAAATTTTCGAATATGGTCCTGTAATGTTTCCTGCCAGCGATGAAGCCGTTATAACCTCAGTTAGATCAACAAATTTCGATGATTCATTGACTAACCGGGACTTGGATGCCAAGAAATATATAATACTTGATGCATTACATACCACATTATCTGACATATGGTGGGACTCAAACACCAACAAAGACAATATTGTCGGATTAATGGACGAAGCAATTTCAAAATTTCATGCTTCGTACTTAGAATTTGTTAACCAATTTATTTTGCACTATTGGACAAATGAATCCGACGACGGAGTGTCAGTACGCAAACGTCCGGCAATAAACGAATTGTCAAACGCTTTGAACAAGCATTTGGCTGAATCCGGTAAATCGATCGAGGAAGTAGCTACCGAGACTCGACTTACTGTAATGGAACTAATGGAACTGAGAAAGGGAAGACTTATTGAAAACAGGGAGTACCTTAACGACCTTTCTGAGGAGGTCGTTGCGTCTCATAGGGAGCAAAGGAACAAAGCCGTTGAAACACTTTGTACCGAACTCCGGGGCAAATTAACCGAATCAGAAAAAGCAAGAGTGTTAGCTTTACTTACACCCGTCGAAGTTCGACAGTCTAAGCCAGACGATACCTCTGATCTTTTGAATCTTTTTAATCAAATTAAATCCGACTTGGAGAGCAAAAATGAATGAAGAAATTAAAAAGCTCTATGAGGAAATGCGTAAGGCGCATGTATCCTTCATGGAGACTGTCGACAAAAAACTGGAAGAAGTCCGCGCAAACGGCTCCCCGTCTAGTGACACTATCGAGAAAATCGAGAAAATCAACGCCGAACTAACTGAACTTCGCAAAAAGCACGATGATTTGGTGGCCGCCGGCCAACGCCCAGAATTCGAGCAATCCGGCGAAGGCGCTCAAGATCCTGCATCTGAAGTTCGTAAATCGGCATTCATCAAAGCCATGAGATTTGGTTTTGGCGATAAAGCAAGGGCCATGATGACTCCGGAAGAGGTTCGTGCGTTAAGCCCGGCATCTGATGCCGGCGGTGATTTCCTGGTTCCGGATGATTTCGAAAGCGAAGTTATCATGAATGCCTACGATGAAGGCGAAATTAGAGCGTTAAGCCAAGTTAGGCCAACTGGTCGCGATGCTGTTATGATGCCAAGTCTCAAAAAGCCAACAGTTGCTTGGGGCGTGGCCAACGTAGCGATATCCGAACAGGATCTGACTGCCGGTTCAGAACGTATCGAAGTCAACGATCTGAAAGCTCTGGTATTGATCCATCAAAATACCCTGGATGATCCTGAGGCCGATGTGTGGTCCGAGCTGATTGATGCTTTTTCTATGGCCATTTCGGAAGCCGAGGATGATGCATTTGCTGCTGGCAATGGCGTTCAACGTCCGCAAGGCATCATAGCCAATTCTGGGATTTTGGCGAATTATACACCAACGGGCGTAGCAGCGGCCATTTCTGATAGTACACACAATGGTGTAGATGCATTGATCGCAATGCTCCATGCATTGAAGAAAACTTATCGCCGTAATGCTACCTGGGCAATGAACAGCACTACAGAGGGTGCAGTGCGTCAATTGAAAGACAGCAATGGCCAATATCTATGGCAACCTCCTGTACAAGCCGGCGGTGCTCCTACTTTATTGGGCAGACCACTGGCGAATCCAGAAGGCCTACCAGACATTGCGGCCAATGCTTATCCGATTGTTCTCGGTGATTTTGGGAAAGGGTACAAAATCCGCGATCGTAAAGGTATGACCGTTCAAAGATTGGTAGAGCGTTATGCTGAATACAGCCATGTCGGATTCTTGGTAACAAAACGTGTTGGTGCCAAACCAACTCTACCTGAAGCATTCCGCGTACTGAAGGTAGCAACTTCTTAATAGCCAATTAACCGATTCGGAGAACTAACATGCCGACACCCAGAAGTGACGAAAAGAAAAACGACTTTGTTTCCCGATGCGTAGGCGACGAGAAAATGAAGAAAGAATTTCCAAACGTCAGCCAACGGGTGGCGGTATGCTATTCCAAATTCGATCAGGCTAAAAAGGCTAAATAACTTTACTCGATAGGGGAGATTCCTAAAATGAGACATGATGTTAAGTCAAATAACACCATCGGTGAAGAGGTTGCAGCTTCTTCCAATGCCGCTGGTACTGTAAATGGTGCTGGAGTTGACCACGCGTTAGCTTCTAGTGTATCTTTTTTTATTTCGGTGGGCTCTGTCGGTGCCTCCGGGACCCTGGACGCTAAAACCCAGTACTCGGACGATGCCTCCACGTGGACTGACTACCCAGCCAACGACCCAGCCGGGAACGATGACGCCATTACGCAGATCACTGCTGCAGGAACGGCCCAATTGAACATCGTCAACCCGCGCGGTCGTTATTCCCGCGTGGTTTCTACTGTTGGCGTCAATGCCGTGGTATTCGGCATTACTTCAGTATTGGGTCCTCTGCGTAGCGTATCTGCCGGTTAATCATCGGCTATTGTTGTAACACTGGTGGATTTGAAGGAAAAGGAGAAAAATTAACATGAGTGGGTTCCTCGGTAGTTCAAATTCCACCAGGATTGCAATTCTTGAAAACCTGTTTGAACAGATGCAGAAAAATCTATCAGAACAGATTTCAAAGGAAGACAAAACATTAGAGGAGATTAAGAATTCCATTAATAACTTAGTAAATCTAATAGTTGAGCACCAAAAAGAGACAGAAAAATCACTAATAATGGTGAAAGACGAGCTAATAGACCGGGCCGAAAAACAATTTTCTACCAAGGCTGAAGTTCGTGAAGCAATAACCGGGGCCAGACGGTCCATAATTGACGACACCGAGTCTAAACTTCGAATAATCAAAGCTGAAATTGAAGCCAAGATAAAGGAAGATAAGGCAGAGTTAGAAAAATCTATCGGTTCAAATAGTAAGGAACCGATAAAGATAGCGTCGGCCATGATTGCGGCGTTCACGGCGGCATTAGTAGTATGCGCGTGGTTATATGTAAACATTTTGAAGGATGTACACTATGTTGAAAGCAAAACTCATAATTCCGGTTTTATTAATATCGGCTATCGTCCTGTCGGCATGCGACTCCAATGCCCTCCTATACTACGAAGAGTATTGCAGGCTGAGCAACGGTTCCATAATCAAACGTGAATTAATCGAAAAGATCAGAGAGACTGTTCCGGAGTACCCGGATAAAGGCATTTGCGATCCCATCGATCAGTTTTATGAATAATATTTAATTAAGGCATAATCATGGCTATCATATTAAGGGCAACAAAAGGAGCCGAACTCACTATTGAAGAGTTAGATGGGAATTTTGATTATTTGGAAAAGAATCCTAATGGTATTTTAATTCCAAAAACTCAAAATAAGGGCATCCTTATTGACCCCGATAGCCCTGACTTTGGTTGGGCTGATATTTTGGGGACAGTATTTGTCGAAGCAGCTAACCCCACCGCCGCTGGGTTTAATACCTATAAGGGCGGCCTAAAAGGGTATCAATTTAATGTTGGCGATGAAGCCCATGTAAATTTTCATATTCCACATGATTATGTGATGGGTTCTGACATGTATATTCACGTGCATTGGAGCCACAATTCGACTCTTGTCACCGGCGGGAGCGTAACATGGGGCATTGAACTATCATACGCGAAAGGCCATGACCAGGAAGTATTTGGGGATAATAAAACAGTCCTAATAACTGAAAATGCCAGCTTATCACAATATAGGCATATGATCGCCGAGGAACAAATGTCAATACCGGGCGGGGCGGCTGCTATGCTCGACACTGACCTGATAGAGGTCGATGGAATCATTATGTGCCGCTTGTTTTTGTCGTCAAACGACATGACAAGCTCTGGCGCGGTGCCAGATCCATTTGCTCATTTTGTCGATATACACTATCAATCGACCGGCGTCGGGACCAAACAAAAAGCCCCGGATTTTTGGACATGATTACAATATCATACGTTGAATCGGGGTACGTTGAATCAGGGTATGTTGAAGGAGCCCCCATGGCTATTGAAATAGTTACATTTGATGAATTAAAAACGTTTTTGGGTCTTGAGGGGACTACAGAAGCGGAATACCCGGCTTTGACTCAAATAAAAACAATGGTCACCGGCCTTTTTGAAGATTACACTGGTAGAATTTTTGCCAGGGATGATTATACTGAAACATTGATCATGAACAGTATCGGAACAAGGATGATTTCTTTGAAGGCAATTCCGATACTTACCGTGGCATCTGTAACTATTAATGGGGTTGTGACCACTGATTATGAAATCAAAGATTTTGGACTCGAACTTGGTTATAAAGTTAAAGACGCTACCATTGAAGTTACGTATCGCGGTGGCATTGTTAATATACCTCGCAACCTTAATCGGGCTGCAGTAATCCAGTGTGCATATGAATTTCAGCATAAAGATTCCGTCGGGTTGCAAACATTCACGACCGATGGAGGATCAGTTATAAAAAATGAGTCTGGAATGTTAAAACAAGTGGAAAAATTATTGCAATCAGAGTTACACCCATTGAGTTATGGCCACTAATACTACAGTTAAAGTTGAAGGTGTAGATGAAGTCAATACATTATTGGCTCAACTTCCTGACCATTCGCTTACTGTAGCGAAAGATGCCCTTCGCATAACTCTATTAGACGCCAGAGATAAAGTCCTCGGTAATTTTGAAAGGTATAGTAAGTCTAATTTCATCGGCGGAGATAATTTAAGGACCAGATCTGGCCAGTTGAAGGCGTCTATTAAAACGTCAGTTAGGGGGACTAAATTGAGTGCTTTGAGTGGATCGTTTTATTCCACTAGCCCCACAGCTCCGATACATGAATTCGGCGGCACAGTAGAAGCCAAGAAGGCCTATGCCACAGTTCCGGGCGGGCCTTATATGAATATTCCTCTTCCGTCAAATTTGTCGTCAAATGGGATACAGTTACAATCCCCGGCCCAGGTATTTTCGTCTGGCGGAAGAATTATAAAAAGTAAATTAAACAATTTCTTGGTAGTTTCCAAACAGGGGCTATTGATGTTCGTACTAAAGAAAAGTGTGTACATTAAACCAAGACTCGGAATGGTAAAAGCCGCAGAGGACGAGATCCCAACATTGTTGGGCGTATTGCGCGAAGAACTTTTAAGGGGGCTATGATGGCTGGATTGCCAGTACAATTGCAGATATTAGATGGCATAGACGCTAGATTACGAGTCATAAAAGAAGCGTACGGATATAGCTCCACCATCAAGAAAATTGAACGTGCCAGACTTAAACCATTCATCCAAGGGGATCTTCCGGCCATTAATTACTGGCCCGGACCAGACCAATTAATACAAAAATCAACTGGCAAAGAAACTAGGGAAATGCCAGTGTATATAGAATACTATAGACCAACCTTAGATGTGCCGTTTACCGATATGGCATACTTGTTGGCTAATGATGTTTCGACTTCTTTGTACAGGGATCCGTCGAAACCTAGAGTAACTGACATGGCTTCCTATGGGCTCGGTGGGCTTGTGGATTTCATGGAAGTAAGTTCGGTCACTCCAGTGATTGGAGAGGATCAATCACCCTGGTGCGGTGCTTTAATAGCTGTAACGCTTAGGTATAACATAGTGCCTGGAAATTTTTTAACTATTGAAAACTATTAACGGGAGATAATCATGAGCAATGAGAATTCCAAGTTGGACTACGAATCAGGGGTGACACCATATTTAATGGCTGCAATCACTGATTCCGGTGACCAC